TATAGATGATACATCTACAATGAGAGCAAATGCAGCCGGGCCTATCGACCACGAAGAAATGAAAGCAAAAGGATTAATCGAAGGTAAAGACTATGTCCTAAGAACTCCAAACAGTTATTATCCATTAAAGAAGAACGGTGAGTTCAATCGTATTGCAGAAGCAAATGAGATTCATTCAGTTCTAATCGGGTATAAACGTGGCAGATTCACAGGAATGATTAAGGCAAGTGGTTGGATGGATAAGAAAGCAAACAAAGAAAAGTTTGAAACCCTTCAACAGATTGCACAAGTAAATGAACAAGCATTAAAGACTGCAGTTCCCGAGATATGGAAGATGCAAAGAACATTTGCAGATGAATGTATAGAAGAGAAATACCATATTGGTGGAGCTCCTATGACAGCGTTATCTGCAAACAAATATTCAACTGGTGGGACTGCAAAGATGTCTGCACATTTGGATGGTAAAGATTTAGAGTTCGGAATGACAACTATGTGTGTCTTCCGTATTGGAGAATTTGGGGGTGCATACTTATGTTTCCCTAGATATGGTATTGCTATTGAAGCAGATGATGGAGACGTACTGATTGCAGATTCAAATGAATTGCACGGTGTATCACCTATCACTGGTGAAGGAGTAAGGTTATCATGTGTTGCATATTGTGATGAACATGTTGCAACTAAAGGGAGAGCTGGAAAGACTGAGAATCCTATCGGCCCTCATGCTGGAAAGTATGAGGAGAAAGGTTCACTTGACAGCTTTTTCTAGACCTAAATAATAATGTATCAACTGGAACGTTTCCTTTTGGACATCAAACGTCAAATCATATCCCCGTGGGATAAGGAGTAAAAATGACAACACAACAACACCTGTCCGCAGGTTTAAAAAAGAGCTACGATATAGAACTCACCCGAGAACTATGTCCACCCAAAGAAACTTATCAAACTTGTAAATTCAAGAAAAGACTTGTAGTACACAAGGATAAGATTTACATCATTGACCCTATTACAGGCGACCCATTGCAACCGAGAGAAGAAATCAATCTCACTCAAAATGTTATTGAGATTAAAACTTCATTCAAGTACAGAGGTTGGTTACATTCAGAAGAACCATTATTTGTACAAGTCGCTGCTGATGGAAACTTCATTCTAAGAAGTGGATTCAACAGATTCAAAGCTGCAACGGAAAGTGGTTGGGAATATCTATTAGTAGATGTGTATGAAGATGCACCAGTCCAAAAGGACAACATTGCATTTAAGTATGTTTGTAACAATACTAACCTACCATCTAAACCTAATAAAGATATTGACTTCATTAGAGGTGTAGTAGAAGCGATTGATGCAAATGCAATCAATCAAGAAGTCGAAGAAGAGATAATCTCATTCTTAAAACAAATCACATCAACAGATGATGGTATGCGTTTAAAGACAGATGAAGAGATTGTCAATTATGTCGATGTAACAGAAGTAAATGACGATGGTTCAGAGAGTACTACTCAAGAACTATCAACTTCATGTTTACTATATAAGGTCTACAGACAGAGAGGAAAGAACAGAAACATTCTACCGTTAGATGGTAAATATGCAAACGAAATTCTTAACAAACTTGGAAAGGGATGGGCTGGAGCAAGAAACAAAGATGTAACTGAGTTAGGTTATTGTTTTGAGAAAGGGAATAGTCTACACAGAATATTGTGGGATGGTTTAAAACTTTATGGTAAGTATCAATCACCAATCATGTTATATGGATATGTTGAGAACCCATCATCAATGACTTTAAAGTCTGATAGAGCAGAAACATTTGCAAGATACGAGTGGTTCATAGAAGAATGTGTAAGAAGATTTACGGATTCTCTTGACTATCATAAGATGGGACTTAACTTCATGGAACTTGAATGGAAGTTCAGAGAAATCTTTCAGTGGGGTGGATTCATACCTCAAGATAAAACACCACATTGTGATGAAACTGGAAGGATAATACAACTATGATTATCATGGTTGGTGGAGTTCCATGTTCGGGAAAGTCAACTCTCATGAGAAGACTTATCTCTAGGTTAGATGAACCCAACCTAATTGAACCGATGAAACTATTTAAGTGCCAAGAACATGGTGACGTATTAGTAGTCGGTCAATATCCCGAGGGAGAGACATTCGGTGGAACTGATAAGCTCTCTCACGGTTCTATACCACAATTTAGAGAATTCATTGAGTGGGCAAACATTGCATATAAACATGTATTAATCGAAGGTGATAGATACTTTCGAGGTAAGGATATAGAATGGTTAATAGACAATCACGAAGCACGCGTTTACGTACTAACAGTAGAGTTATCGGAAGAACACAATCGTCACGCAGAACGTGGAGACACACAGTCCGAAGTGTGGTTGAAAGGGAGACGGAGTCAGATAAACAACATATTAACAAACATGAATCTACTAGGACAATTGCAGATTCGTGATAACAATTCTATAGAGACTTCTATGAAAATTGAGGAAGAAATATATGACAGAATTATTTCATAAAAAAGTCTACATGGTTGTAGAGAATCCCAATGAGGATGATGCAGCCATCGAACTAACAGGTGGAAAATGGGACGGACTTGTATACCAGTATGGCAAGATACAATTCGAAGAAGGTAAACCAAATATCAACTTCACAAGAACTATAAGAAGGTTTCCACATGGCCATGATGGCTGGAAGACAGAGATTGGACTTGAGGAACTCCTAAATAATAGTGAATTAAACGACCTCATGGGTGACATATTAATGGAACTTGTCGAGGAACAAATGAAGAGGGAGAAAGAAGATGGCACTAGAGTATCATAAATTTAGGCTAACAGCCGACGAGGTAGAGGAAGGACAGGAGATGTATGTTTTATCCTGTGAAGAAGGAATGCTTGACGCACTCAAAGGTGCTTACGCCGAATACACATGGGTAGAGAAGACTACTGAACCACCTACCCCCGAATAACAATAAGGATTAATCAATGAATAAAGAAGTATTGAAAGCACAAATTAAGCGTCATGAGGGCGAGGTACTTGAAGTATACGCAGACTCATTAGGATATCTAACACTTGGTGTTGGACATCTAATCAAAGAGGGTGATGCAGAACATGGACAACCAGCAGGAACTCCAGTATCACAATCAGTAGTAGATGCATACTACGAAGCAGATTTTGACAAACACGTGGATGAAACTATTCATTTGTTTGAATCAAAAGGTGGGAAGGATTTTTATTCTTTACCCGAAGATATTCAACACGTACTAGTCAATATGACATTCAACTTAGGTGGAAGTCGTTTTGGTAAGTTCAACAACATGTGGAAAGCAGTTGTATCAGAAGACTGGAAAAGAATGGCAGTTGAAATGGAAGACAGCCGTTGGTTCAGACAAGTCGGAAGACGTTCAGTTGAATTACAGGAGTCAGTACTAAATGTCTAACCCTATCAAATGTCTTCGTTTAGAAAACGGAGATGTCGTTATTGGTAAAGTAACAGAAAAATTATTCAAGTACGTGGTAGAAGAAGCACATGCTTGTATTGTTGAGATTCAAGGTGGCCAAATGGAAGTAGGTCTAGCTCCATGGATACCTTATGCAAAAGACTATACTTTTGATATTTCTAAAGTCAGAGTAGTGTCTTGTTTTGAACCTAGACCAAACCTTGCACAAAACTACAAGGTGTTAACTGGAAATAAATAAAGTGGCAGATATATTAAGAGCATTAGAAAAGAAGTACGAAGGTGATATTGCAGTACACACTGCAAACATTCAAGTCTACCAAGAAAACCCAGCAGGTATCGGAGACCATTCTGATATCGTTCAGGCAGTAGATGCAGAAGTTGAGAAACTTGCAGATGCTCAAGATAAGCTAAAATCAGTAAAAGAATTACTACATCCAACCAAAAAAACACTTGTAGAATAGACCTCTTTCTGTTATAATAACAGTATGGATTTTTATACTAATGTGTGTCGAACTCGCGACAAAATACTCGTAAAAGGTTACCAAGGAAAGAAACAGGTTCAAATGTCTGTGGACTACCGTCCTAATCATTACGTCCCAACCAAAAAACCTTCTGCATTCAAATCACTGGATGGGAAGAACCTTGAGGCTGTTAATCTCAGTTCGATGGGTGGTGCAAGAAAGTTCCGAGAGAAGTTTGCTGGAACAGCAGGGATGGAAATCCATGGGTATGATAGATACATCTATACATACATTGCTGATAAGTTTCAAGGGGACATCAAGTATGACCCAAAAGTTATCAAAATTGCAACACTAGATATTGAGTGTGAATGTGAAGATGGGTTCCCCGAACCCATGCAAGCTTTGGAAAAAGTAAACGCAATCACCATCAAACCTTTTAGATTTATGGCTCACACATTCGGGATTGGGCCGTGGGACGAGGCACCAGCCAACGTACATTATCATGAAGCACAGGATGAGAAAGACCTACTTGAACAATTCATCAAGTACTGGAGAAAAGAAAAGTTCGACATCATTACTGGTTGGAATGTTAATACTTTTGACATCACTTACCTTTGTAATCGTGTGGACAGAGTATTCGGTTCGGAATCACA